ACGGCGACGTTCAAGGCGGAAACCTACCGGTTCCTGCGGATCGAACGGCCGTCTGACGAGGACCGGGCGCTGGGCGTTCTCGATGCGCCGGGGACCGTGCACATCCCCGGCTGGGCCGACACCGAATGGCTGAAGCAGCTGGTGGCGGAGCAGCTGGTCACGATCCGCAACAAGCGCGGCTATGCCCATCAGGAGTGGCAGAAGAAGCGCGAACGGAACGAAGCGCTGGACTGCCGGGTCTATGCCCGTGCCGCGGCGTGGATCCTCGGCGCCGACCGATGGGACGAGGCCACCTGGCGGCGGCTGGAAGCGCAGGCGGGCGTGGAAACGCGTATGCCAGCGGCCGTCGTAACGGAAAGCGCACCACCCGACCCGGCCCAGCCCAAGGCCGGAACCCTGACCACGCCGTGCCGGAAACGGCGGGCCTACACCCCGAACTTCATGAGGGACTGATGGACCTGGAACGCATGCAGGCCCTGCTGACCGCGCTGCAGGAAGCCCGCTTCGCCGGGCTGCGCAGCGTCAGCTACGACGGCAAGACCGTGACCTATGGCTCGGACGCGGAATTGGCGACGGCGATCCGGGATCTGGAGGGTCGGATCGCAACGGCCAGCGGCACGTCTGCCCGTCGCCGTCGCTGGGGCACTATCGCCATCAAGGGTCTCTGACCATGTTGCTCGACGCCTTCCGTGCACGCCTCGGGTCGATCATTGGTGGGTTTGACGCCGCACAATCCCACCGCCGCATGCGCGGGTTCCGGGCCACGCGGGCGCATGTGAACACGCTGATCGCGGCGTCGGGTGAAACCATCACCGCCCGCGCGCGCTGGCTGGTCCGGAACAACGGCTATGCCGCCAACGCGGTCGACGCCTTTGCCAACCATGTCGTCGGCGACGGGATCAAGCCCTCGTCGAAAATCGCCGATCCCGGCAAGAAGGAGGAGCTGCAGAAGCTATGGCTCGCCTGGACCGACGAGGCGGACGCCGAGGGGCTGACCGACTTCTTCGGCCTCCAGCGCAGGGCAGCCCGCGAGGTGTTTCTGGCGGGTGAGGTCTTCCTGCGCATCCGCACCCGGCGTCCCGAAGATGGTCTGACAGTGCCGATGCAGCTGCAGATGCTCCCCACGGAAATGCTGCCCCAGGACATGACCCGTGTCCTGCCCGGCGTGGGGTCGATCCGGCAGGGCATCGAATTCGACGGGATCGGGCGGCGCGTCGCCTACTATTTCCTGCGCCGCCATCCGGGGGACATGACCGATCCGGGGCTGGCGGGCGAGACGGTGCGCGTACCCGCGTCCGAGGTGATCCATATCCTCGACCCTGTCGAGGCGGGCCAGTTGCGCGGCGTGTCGCGCTTTGCCGCAGCGGTGGTGAAACTCTTCACCCTCGACCTCTACGACGACGCGGAGCTGGAGCGGAAGAAGACCGCGGCGATGTTTGCGATGTTCATCACCTCGCCCGCGCCAGAAACCGCCCTCGACCCGGCCGAGGACGATCTGGAGGTGGAACCCGGCCAAGTCGTGCGGCTGGACCCGGGCGAGGATGTCACTACGCCTTCGACGCCGGATTCCGGGTCCACCTACGAACCCTTCCAGTATCGCACGCTGTTGCAGATCGGCGCGGCGCTGGGCGTACCCTATGGGTATCTGACCGGTGACACCGCCAAGGGAAACTTCTCGAACACGCGGATTGCCTTGGTCGACTTCCGCCGCCGCATCTCGGCCTTCCAGCATTCGGTGATGGTCTACCAACTCTGCCGCGCCGTCTGGACGCGGTGGATGGACATGGCCGTGCTGGCGGGCGCCATCGACCTGCCGGGTTACGCCAGCGACCGGCGAGCCTGGCTCGCCTGCGACTGGCTTCCGACGAAATGGGACTGGATCGACCCGGCCAAGGATGCCGCGGCGGAAATCCTGCAGATCGAAGCAGGCCTGAAATCCCGCACGCAAGCCATCGCCGAACGCGGCTACGACGCTGAACAGGTCGACCGGGAAATCGCGGCCGAACGCAAGCGCGAGGCGGAACTGGGTCTCGACTTCCGGCGGCCCGGATCGCCCGCACAGGCGGCGGGTGGCGGCGCTGCGCCGGGTGATGCCGAGGGCCAGCGGCAGGAACAGCAGGACAGCGACGATCAGGATGACGACGGCGAGAACCGGGCACCCCGGCCCGCGGAGGAAGGATGATGCACCACACCCAGATCGCCCAGCGCGTCTTCAACACGCCCCTGATGGTCGATCCCGCCAAGGCGCTGGCCTTCCTGACAGGCCTTGGCCCTCGGATTGTGGGGCGCGAGATCAACGTCGAGGGGCTAAACATTGCGACGGAAGATCAGCATGCGGCCGCCCTGCCCGCCCGGGCGTCGCTGTTCGGTGATGACCTGACCAATCGCCAGGGGCGGAACGGCAGCCAGCCCTTCGCGGTCGTTGACGGAATCGCTGTCATCGAGATCGCGGGCACGCTGGTGCATCGCGGGGCCTGGATCGGGCAATCCTCGGGGCTGACCTCCTACGAGGGGATCGCCGCCCAGCTGCAAGCGGCGCTGGCCGATCCTGCGATCCGCGGCATTGCGCTGGATATCGACAGCTTCGGTGGCGAGGTCGCGGGGGCCTTCGATCTGGCGGATCGCATCCGGGCCGTGCGTCTGGTGAAACCAATCCATGCCTTCGTCGCCGATCATGCGCTCTCGGCGGCCTATGCGCTGGCCTCGCAGGCCGACCGCATCATCCTGCCCCGCACCGGCGCCGTCGGCAGCATCGGCGTTGTGGCCATGCACAGCGACATGAGCGGCGCGCTCGACCAGAAGGGCATCGCCGTCTCACTGATCCATGCCGGCGCCCGCAAAGTCGATGCCAATCCCTATCAGCCCCTGCCCGAGACCGTCCGCGCCCGGATCGCGGGCGAGTTGGAAGACCTCCGCCAGCTCTTTGCCGAAACCGTCGCCGAGGGTCGTGGCCGACGCCTGGACACCCTACGGTCGCTGGGAACAGAGGCCGCCGTGTTCCGCGGGGAGGCGGCGGTCTTCGCCGGTCTTGCCGACGAGGTGGCCGATCCGGTCACCGCCTTCCGCGCTTTCGCCGCCGCACCCCGCGGCACATCCACCCCCAGAGGAAAGGGACCGATGATGACCACTGCCCCCGAAGATCATGCGCAGCCTGCGGTCGCGCCTGCTGCCAGCACGCCGCCGGAACCGGCCCCGCCCGCGGCAATCGCACTGCCGCAGACCGCGGCGGCCGCGATGTCGCCCGAAGCGATCCGCGCCGAGGCGGCCGAGGTCGCGCAAGTCTGCGCGCAGGCCGCGCGCCTCAGCATCCAGATCGATGCCGCCGATGCCGTGGCCAAGGGCGTGAAGCCGGAAGCGCTGCGCGCCAAGGTGCTCGCCGATCTCGCAGCCCGTAGCGATGCTGCGGGCATCATCGCTACCGCCCCGGCCGCGGGCGCGAAGGAAAGCCCCATCGTGGCGGCCGCCAAGAAATCGGCCGCCGCTTCGCGCTGAAGCGCACCGCCCAGATCGGGCGCCCCCATCCCCCAACATCCTGGAGACTGAACCATGCCCGTCCTGACGGAACCGCCCAGCATGGGCGACGTCCTCAAATATGAGGTCAACCCGAACTACACCCGCGAGGTGGTGACGCTGCTCGCGGGCACGCCCTACCCCGTCGGCGCCGTCCTCGGCCGGATCACCGCCAGCGGCAAATACAAGCTCGCGACCAGCGGCGGCACCGATGGCGCGCAGACTGCCACGGCCGTCCTCCTCTATGCCGTCGATGCGACATTGGCCGATGCCGTGGGCATCGTCGTCGCCCGCGGCCCCGCCATCGTCTCGCGCGCAGCGCTGGCCTACGACGCCACCGTCGATGATGCCGCAAAGATCACCACCAAGATCGGCCAGCTGGCCGCGGTCGGCATCGTCGCCCGCGACGGCGTCTGACGCCGCTCACCCGGCCGCACCAAACCCTTCATCCCCCGGAGCACCCCATGACTCTCGTCCGCAACCCCTTCGACGCTGGCGGCTATTCGCTGGCCGAGATGACGCAGGCCATCAACATCCTGCCCAACCTCTACACCCGCCTCGCCCAGATCGGCCTCTTCCGCTTCGAAGGGGTCAGCCAGCGCTCGGTCATCATCGAGCAGTATGAAGGTGTCCTGAGCCTTCTGCCCTCCGTCCCCCTCGGCGGCCCGGCCACGGTCGGCACCCGCGAGGGCCGGTCGATGCGCAGCTTCGCCCTGCCGTGGATCCCGCATGACGACGTGGTCCTGCCCGCCGACATCCAGGGACAGCCCGCGCTGGGCGCCTTCGATGCGGCCGATCCCCTCGTCGAGGTGATGAACCGCAAGCTGCTGCTGATGCGCCGCAAGCACGCCCAGACCCGCGAATACATGGAGATGAACGCGCTCCGCGGCATCGTGAAGGACGGGGCCGGGACCACCCTCTACAACTACTTCACCGAATTCGGCCTGGCGCAGATCTCGGTGGACTTCGTGCTGGGCACCGCAGGCACGAACGTGCAGGGCAAGGTCCGCGAGGTGCTGCGCGCCATCGAGGACAACCTCTTGGGCGAAGCCATGACCAGCGTCCATGCCCTCGTCAGCCGCGAGTTCTTCGACAAGCTGATCGCCCATCCGAAGACGGAAGAGGCCTACAAGTTCTACGCCTCGACCGGCGCGCAGCCGCTGCGCGAGGACGTCCGCCGCAACTTCCCCTTCGCCGGGATCCTGTTCGAGGAGTATTCCGGCACCGTTACCCTCTCGACCAAGGCCACCGAACGGCTGGTCCCGGCGAACGAGGGCATCGCCTTCCCGCTCGGCACGATGGACACCTTCACCACCTATGGCGGCCCCGCGAACCTGCTGGAAACCGCCAACACCATCGGCCTGCCGCTCTACGCCCGCCAGCATCTCGACGAGAAGGGCCGCTGGATCGATGTCATGACCGAGGCGTCGATCTTGCCGGTGAACAAGCGGCCGCGGCTGGCGATCCGGCTGCACACGTCGAACTGACGGGCCTGCTCATGTCTGTCTTCGCCGCCGCCATGGACCGCATCTTCACCCATGCTGCCATGGCGGCCCCGGCCCTCTGGATCTCGGCCACCACCTCCGAGGAACGCCCGATCCGCATCATCCGCCGCGCCCCGGATCGCGTGACCGACTTCGGCGCTGGCCGGTTCGTCAGCGACACTACGGTGGTGGACGTGCGCGTGGCGGACCTGCCCACCCCGCGCCCGGGCGATGTGATCGTCATCGGCGCGGAAAGCCATGTGATCCAGGGCGAGCCGCTGCGCGACCGCGAACGGCTGATCTGGACGCTGGACCTGAGGCCTGCATGAAGCTGAAGCTGGAGATCAGCCCCGACCTCGCCGCCCTGATGCAGGCGGAAATCGCCGCGGGCGAGAAGGCCGTTACCTCCGCCATGCGCGAGGCGGGCGCGGGCCTCAAATCCGCCTGGCGCGGCCAGATCACCGGCGCGGGGCTCGGCACCCGGCTTGGCAACTCGATCCGGCTGGCCACCTATCCCAAGGGCGGCGAGAGCCTGAACGCAGCAGCGCTGGTCTGGTCAAACGCCCCTGTGATCGTCGGCGCGCATGATACTGGGCCGCTGATCCGGTCGCGCAACGGCTTCTGGCTGGCGCTCCCCACCGCCGCCGCAGGCAAATCCACCCGCGGCGGCCGCATCACCCCCGGCGAATGGGAGCGCCGCACGGGGCTGCAATTGCGGTTCATCTAC